CGGGGAACGAGTGATTTCGTTCTTCAGAATGTTCATCAACGACGGTGAATTAAACTGATATTCTCCAATAGACGGCAAAGCATAAGTACATTTAGCGACAGGCGGACCTTTAACTTCAGGATAATCATTCAAACCTTTACAACGCAGAGGACTGGCAAAAGCAGTAACCAGCTCCTGCGTGATTGGCTGAAAACAAGACGATTTCTCATCTCCAGCAACATACAAACCAGCAATACGAGTAGCACCAGATTCTTTCATAAACAACAACGAACCACAATCACCAGCACGCAACGGCAAATTTTTAACATTATACAAATTAGAACGATATGAATTCATATCGTCAGCGTAACGAATCTCAGACAACGACGACACATCATTATTATTCAAAGTATACGAAACAGCAGGCAAAGCATCTTCCATACGCGGAACCAAAATCATGGCATTCAAATTAGATATATAACCAGGACGATGAATCTCATGACAAAAATGTTGAATCAAACGGCGACGCGAAATCATTTTCTTAAAATGTACACGAACCAAATCAGTATTAGCAAGATTCCATCCAGACACACCTTTCAATTGATTAGCAAACAATACTTGGTCAGAATTAACAACTTCAGCAAAAGTAATATCATCACATTTAACAACAAACTTCCACGACTGCAAATCACGATAACCAGAAAACAAATGAGCTGGAAAAACAACATCAGAACCACCAATCGAAATACCATACAACGAAGTAGAAAAAGAACCAGTTGATATTTTAGCATGGACGATAGACTCAGAAATCATGTCAAGATGTTTCATCTCAGAAGTATCCTCATCGAAACCACCATGAGGACGGAAATTCCACTTTCCACGATTACGCCCCCGATTTTGTTGGGGCGCAGGACGCGAAGCATGATCATTATCTTCCTTTGATTCAACCTCTTCCCACTTGTCAGTATCAGTGTCCCACAACATACGACGACCTTCTTTATTCCGATACTGACCTTCATCATCACGAGATAATTCCTGTTCATGAGTAGCACGCAACATACGATCGACATCAACCTTACCACGAGCAGAACGACGCTTGCGACGGGAAAACCACGAAAACACCATACCTACAACTACAGAAACAATAATAGACACAACAACGGCAGCAGCTTGAACAAGAACAAGAAAGAAACCATCAGAATTAAACAAAGCACGAGCCAAACGAGTTAGATGACGCCAACCAGTACAAACAGTTTTATACAACCAACCAGTTGTACCAACTTCGGTACAACGAGAACGATCACGCGAATGATTTAAAATACCACGAATCAAAGTAACATTATACAACAAATCAGCTATCTTCTTTCCACGAGCACGAGAAGGATGACTTTTATCCTCGTGCGCAGCGACAACATGACCATGATCAAACGAAGCAGGAACATCATAACCAGTAAAGAGACAAGACCCATCATAATCAGCATAAAACCCACGAGTACCATCAGACCACATAATACCACACAATGAATCATTAGAAATAACATCAGTAGGCGGTTCAGGAAATTTTAAATCAGTACCAGGGATAGAAGTAGGACGCACACAACGACGAAACTTTGGTTCATAACCAAAGCCAGCGGCAATCTCGAGCAACTCAGCAGAACCCTGAGCCAACGCACGAACAAGCAAATCATGATCAGCTTTACGAATATCTTGAGCAATAGCACCATGTTTAACATAATTACGAACAGACAAATCAATAGTAGCACGATCATAAGTACGAGCAGCAATGTTAAGAACACAATCAATATCATAAGTCATAGAAATCAGAGACGGAGTGTTAGTGTCAGAAAATTCAGGAGTAAGGAACATACTCTTCTCATAATACGTCATACGCGACCACGCATCACGAGATTTTGGGGTGAAAGGGTGGAAAACACCATCCTTATCAACACCAGAGAACTCACGACCAAGAACAGT